GCCTGATCGGCGACCCGTCCAAGCTGGTCTTCGATAACAAGGGCGACCCGAAAGGTTTCAACCCTGGCGCGGTTCAGGGCACCGAACTGCTGGTCAAGAACCCGTTTGAGTGGGCTCAGACTGTACTGCTGCCGCTCTTGGAGAAAAAGTACGGCACGATCGGTGGAGACCCAGACAAGCACTACTCGGCCGACGAACAGGCCAAGATGGACGCCAATAAGATGCGTGCCATTGAGGATCTGGGTGGCCTGTTCGGCAACCGGAACTCGGCGGCGGCCATCGCTGAATTGGCTCTTCGCGGCAAAAGCTTCATTCGGGACTCCCGTCTGATTGAGCAGGCCCGCGGCCTCGGCGGCGCGGATCAATTGCAGAAGGACGACCCCAACAGTTCTGCCGCGCGCCTCAAGGGTGCTTGGGAGAACCTGATGACGGCGATCGGTGGCCCGGGCGTTCGGGTCGCCGTTGATGGGATGAACAGCCTTGCGTCCGGCATCACGTCTCTAACCAAGTTCGCCAACGTCAATCCTGGGGCGATGAAGATACTGCTGGAGGGGCTGGCGGGCCTCGGCATCGCATTCGCAGCGCTGTCCGTGGCTGGCGTGATCGCGGGCGCCGCTCTGCTTATCCCCGGCGGGGCAGTCGCTTTAGCAGTTACGACGCTTGTGGGAGTGGTCGGAACCATCGCCGCTTTCAACTGGAAGAACTTAGGTGAGACGCTCGCTGTCGCAGATAAGGCGTTCAATGAAGCAGCCGCGGCGTTCGGCAAGTGGATGGGCGGAATCGGAAAAGTCGTCTCGGACAGTGCCGAAGCGCTTGGCACCGAAATCAAATCTTGGCCCAGCAAGCTAGGGGCGGCCATCGCTGAGATGGGAACTAGCATGGTTACCGCCATCGGCGACATGCTCAAGAGCATCTTCAGCAAGCTCAATCCATTCACCAAGACAGCCTTTGAGGGCGGCGACAGCCTTGGTGGGATGATCCAGAATGCTTCGTTCAACACTGGTGACGGGGCGAACGACAATGGCTCTTTCGGGGGGGCATCTGGCGTCGCTCGGTCCCTTGGCCGTGGCGGCCTAGGCGGTAATGGCGGCGGAGCCGGTGGCGGGTCTGGCGGCACAGCCCTTGGCAACCTCGGCTCAGGCGGTGATTACACCGCTGTAGTTGGCGGAAAGACCTATCGCTCGGCCTACAATGCCGGAGGCAAAGAACGGGTCGCGTCTTGGCTGACCATGCTTCAGCGTCCGGTCGGCGAGGGCGGCCTCGGCATGCCGGCTGACAAGGCCCGAGCCATGGTCGCGATGATGCAGGGCGAGTCCGGCATCAACCTGAACCCCGGCGCGATCGGTGATCACGGCACGTCTATCGGCACGGCTCAATGGCATGCCGGGCGGGCGCGGCAGTTGCTCGCTCTGGCCCAGAAGATGGGGCTGCCTTGGCGGGACGTACGCGTCCAGCAGCAGATGTTTCGCAGCGAGATGCTGGGGGGCTATCGCAAGAGGGTCTACGATCCCATCATGGCCGGGCCTGGCGGTGATCACGCCTTGGCGGTCGGCATCGATAAGTTCGAGAGCCCGGCCAAGAAGGCGCTCGCCTATCGCTTCAGGCACCCCTACCTGCAGGGCCTGCGTCGTAGCGGTGCCGGTGAGCACCCGCTGGCTGAGACGCCTACCGCGCCGAAGACAGCCCCGCCGCCTCCGAAGCCCGCGTCCAAGCAACCGATCATGGTGGACCTCCACATGGACGGGAAGAAAATGGGCCGGGCCATCGCCATGCACCAAGCCGACGATCATCTCTTCCCGAAGAAGGCCGGCGGCATGGACACCCACGGCTCGTTCCGCTCACCCGGCACGCCTGTCACGGATGCGGCTTAAAAAGTCATGTCCGGGGGCATCGGCGGCGCCCAACCTCGCTATCCACGGGTTTGGCTGAAGATCGGTGGGGCGCGTATGCCCTGCCTCAGCGCTCACGTTCACCGCTCGGGTAAGCGGCGCTCCGACACCTTCGACTGCGAGCTGTCGATCACAGAAACCGAACGGTACGGCTTCGGGCTCCCCGAGTGGACCGACTTTGATCCGCAGGATGCGACGATCATCATGTCCTCCGCTGCCGATGGCAGCGACGAGCGCGAGATGCTGACCGGCATGATCGACATGCCATCGGTCAGCCTCAAGGAGATGACCGTCAACGTCCAAGGGCGGGACAAGTCAGCCTCTCTCGGCGAGAAACAGCGCCGAGAAAAATTCGCGAACCAGAAGACCAAGGACATCGTCGAGAAGGTCGCCAAGGACCACAAACTGACCGCCCAGGTGCAGTTGCCCGACGAAGGTGGAGAGTACGCCGGCAAGCAGTACGATCAGGACACCGCACACCTCGCCCTGAACCGCACGGATTGGGAGCTTTTGGACGATCTGGCCGAGCGCGAGGGGTGTCGCTGGTACGTTGACGGCAAGAGTCTCTACTTCGAGCCCGATGACCAAAGCAACGGCGCCTACGACGTTGTCTGGCAGCCGCCCGGGACGGCGGAGGCCTACACCGTCGCCAACGTGCTCGACATCGCCCTTAAGCGGAACATGACCGCCGGGCGGCCTATCAAGCACAGCGTTTCGTCGGTCCACCATCGGCTGCGCAAGGTGTTCCGGGCCGAGGCGACGATCCCTGGCGTCGGTGACGTGCTCGCCTACCAAGACGACCATCCGGGCCGGACGCAAAAGCAAGTGGAGCGGCTGGCGAAGTCTCGGGCCAAGAGCCTCGCACGGCATGAGCTGGGTGTAGTGATCCGAGCGCCGGGCGATCTCAACGTAGACGTCCGACAGGATCTCAACCTCAGCGGCACTGGCACGATCTACGACCAGAAGTACGACATCGACGGCGTAGATTTCGTGATTGAGTGGGGCGAAGGCTTCGGGATGTCGATCCAAGCTACGAATGCCAAAAAGGGTCGCGATGTCACGGCCACCACGCAGTCGTGGGGCGGCAAGTCGGTCAACCAAAACGGCCCGGCGACGAAGACAGTCCCGCTCCCGCCTCAGCGCCCCGCCAGTCTCGGCGGCGGCAGCGGTGGCGGCACAAGCCTCTAGGATCCCGCATGTCGCTGGATGACATCTATCGCCGTGAGGCGCAGCGCGCGACCGGCGGGCGCCAGTACAAGGGCACGATGGCGGTCACCGCCTACAACCCGAAGACCCACGCGGTGAAGGGGATCTTGCTCCCGTCCATGGTAGAGACCGGCTGGGTTCCGCTCGCGTCTCAGCATGCGGGCGATGGCTACGGGGTCATGGTTGGGCCGAATGCTGGTTCGGCGACCGATCTCGACGGCGACTGGATGGATGTCGAGTTCGAGAACGGCGACCCGAATACGCCGGTCGCTCGAAACAAGCACTTCACACAAGCAGACAATCCGCCCGAGGTGCAGTCTGGCGAAATTCTCGTGAAGCATCAGTCCGGCGGCTCGACCCTGCACAAGGCGGACGGCTCCATCGTCACGACGCACAAGGATGGCGGTCAGCACATGTTCGACGCTGACGGCAACCACAGCCTCGTGACGAAGGACAAGAACGTCACCATCGACGCGGGCAAGGGCTCGCAGACGTTCACGGCAAAGAGCCACAGCTTCACCGCCGACAATATCAGCCTGAAGGGCGCCGTCGCCGTGAATGGCCAGATTGTGCAGCAGAACGGCGGCATCAGCAGCGACGGTGCCATTGCTGGGCAAGCGGTCACCTCTGGTGGTCAGCCGGTAAAGACGGCGTAGCTCATGGCAACTGACACCATTATCCTCGGCCCGGTCGAATTCGACGCTTGGTCATCGCCCGAAAAGCTTCCCTTCGGTGGCCGTCAGCAGGTCAGCATCAAAAAGTTGCCGGGCGGCGACCGCGTCGTCGACTGCATGGGACCGGATGACATTGACCGCGCCTGGACCGGCAAATTCTGGAGCGACGACGCGATTGACCAAGCGCTACTGCTCGACAGTCTGCGCAAGAGCGGAACGCCGCTGCCCTATTCCAACGGTATCGAGGCTCGCACGGTCATCATCCTTGAATTCCTGCCGATGGTCTGCAAGGCGACCTACGTCGAGTTCAGCATCATTCTCATGCCGGTTGATAGTTCAGCCGGCGGAGGCGGCGGCTTTGGAGCCGGCATCCTCGGCGGAATAAGCGCGAACTTCGGTGTCGGCGGGATCGGACTGCCAAGCCTTGATGTGACGGTAGGTGCCGACCTCTCCGTTGCGGTGGGCTTAACCCTGTGATCCCGACAACCATACCAGCGGCGCTATCGGCGTTCCAAGCCAACGTAGCGGCCAACAAGCCGATCGCGGCAGCCACGCCTTATCAGATCGCGATGTTGGTCTCGCAAGGCCAAGCAGTGCTCGCAATGATTGATGCAGCACTCGCGGCGGCCGGCGCGCCACTTGATGCCGCAGATCCGACTGGGCACCCGCTTCAGATGATTGCGGATCTGACCGGCCGGCTCACAGCGGCCTCTGATCAAGAAACTCTGTCAGACCTGCGCGGCTTTGTCGGCCGGGCTATTTTCAACCTCGCACAGGCGGTGGCATGAGCGCTGGCCTCGTCCCTCTCGCTATTCCCGCCAAAATCATCCGCGTGAGCGGTACGACGCTGTTCGCTGTCGCCGCAAAGGAGCTTGGGAACGCGCTTCTTTGGGAGACTATCGCCGACCTCAACGGCATCGTGGATCCCTTCATCTCGACTGAGGTCGAACTCAAGATCCCGGCACGGGCAAAGGCGGCCTAAGATGGCGGATATCTCCTTGGAGTGGAACGCCGATTTTGCGCTGACGGCCGATGGCGACTTGATGCTGGTCGATGGATCGGATGAAACCCGGCAGAGCATCATCCGCCGCCTGCTGACGAACGCTGGCAGTTACATCTGGGCCACCGAGTACGGCGCCAGCCTGCCGGCCCGAATCGGCCGCGTCGCCCGCGAGAAGACCATCGCCGCTATCGTGCGGGCGCAGATCGCCCTTGAGGCGACTGTGGCGTCCGTTCCGGTGCCCAAGACGACGGTGACCGCCTCGACAGCCACCGCAGGGCTGTTCGCCATCGACATCCAGTATACCGATGCCGTGACGGGGGCTGCCATCGCCGTTAGCCTAGAGACACCGGGCAGCCGATGACCGTTCTCGACACCCGTAGCCAGAGCACGATCGTCGGCACCATCGCGGCTGGCATCCAGAGCCGGCTGACCAGCGTTTTTCTGAATTTCGCCAAGGGCAAGGTGCTCCGCGCTCTCGCAGAGACCTACGCGGGCAACGGCCTCTGGCTTCAGAAGGAGAATATCCAGATCGCCATGCTGACTAGGCTGGCGACCTCCTATGGGGCCGATGTTGATACCTTCGTAGCGGATTTCCCGCTGGCGGGCGTCGGCCGGCTTGGCGCGCAGGCCGCAACTGGCTTGTGTGTGTTCTCGCGGTACTCGGTGGGACCGACGTTCGCCTATGTGCCCGTTGGAGGCACCGTCAGGACCACGGACGGCTCGCAGAGCTTCCAGGTCTACGCCGACACCACAAACCCCGCCTACGTGGCCTCCTACGTCAATTCTGACGGTAGCCTCGGGGCCTACGCAATCCCTGCGCAGGTCAGTAGCGTCACTGCTCCTGTGATCAGCATTACGGCCGGAGCCTCAGGGCAGCCCGGCTCAAACGGCAATGTCGGCGCGGCGACGATCGGCCTAATCTCCTCCACGATGCCAGGAGTAGATACGGTCACGAACCCGGCAGCCTTCAGCAACGGCTTCGACACCGAGGCCGACGACAGCGTCAAATCGCGGTTTGCCCTCGCTGTGGCTGGCAGGGGCGGCGGAACGGTTGCCTCTATCCAGTCGGCAGTCGCCAACCTTAAGGTTGGCATGACTTCAGTGGTGTTGCCTAACCAAGATCTCGCCGGCAACTTCATGCCCGGTGTTGTTTCGGTGGTTGTTGACGACGGATCGGGCAACATCTCATCGGATCTGCTCGCCGCTGCGCGCACTGCCGTGTTTGCGGTCGTCGCTGAGGGCATCCGCCCTGGCGTCTACGCCGCTGCGCTCCTTCCCATCAACGTCGTGATGGTGATCACCACGGCTCCCGGCTACGTCCACCAGAACGTGGTGGCTCAAGTAGCCGCTGCGCTCGCCCTATACCTCAACGGCCTAGGGCAGGGCGCGACAGTCGGGTACTTTGAGCTGTCTACGGTGGCCTGCAACGTGGCCGGCGTCACTGGCATCGTGCCGACCTCCTACACGCTGAACGGGGGCACCACCGATATCGTTGGGACGGCGCAGAACACGCCGAAGGCCAACAATCTGGTCATCTCGTGACGATCAAAGGTAGCGCAGCCGATCTGCTGCACCGGCTGAAGCGTCTCTTCCCCCGTCGCTGGGCTGCCGACAAGGCGCCTGTTCGCGATGCCGTGTTTGGCGGTATCGGCGACAGCCTCGCTTGGCTATACGCCCAGCAGCAAAAGGTCAGGGCCGCGACGCGCCGCTCTGGGACGACCAGCTATCTGTTGGACATCGACGCTTGGGGCTTTTTCCAGGGTCGAGTGCTTCGCCGCACGGGTGAGGCCGACCAAGCCTGGCGCAAACGATACACGGATGAGATCTTTCGGCCGCGAGCGACGCGGACGGCGATCGACAAGGCCCTCTACGATCTGACCGGCAAGCATCCGATCATCGTCGAGCCTTGGAACCCGAACGACACGTCGGCCTACCGCTACAGCTTCTACGGGCAGGGCCGTTACGGATCGCTGCTGCAGCCCTATCAGTTCTTCGTCACGGCGTACCGGCCTTACCCGCCGGGCATCCCGAACATCGCTGGTTATGGCACCGGGTTCTACCGCGCGCCGACCACCTCCTACATCAGCCAGTCCTCTGCGGCTTCGCCTGTGCCCGACAGTGAGATCTACGCGACCATCGCGCGGACCGCTGCGGCTGGCATGGTCCCGTGGACGAAAATCCAGTGAGCCTGAGCATGCGCATCGCGGTCCATAGCCACATCAACGCGCGCAAGTTGTGCGAGGTGGAGATCAGCGACGCCGAAAAGGCAAGGCTGGATCAGCCGCCGCCGCTGGCCGATGCGTTTCGGGCAGAAGACCACGTTGTGGAAATCGGCTCTGGGGCCGATGCCCTGCGCCTGTTCCCGGCGACGGTAAACGGCGTCGAAGTAATCATGACGAACACGCCGGACGCCGCGCTCGCCCGCGCCATCGCCTGATCTGAATTCGCCTCTTTCCTGAGCCCTGCGGCGTGAGCCAGCGGGGTCTCCAGCCATGGATCTGGTATGGATCGCGTCACAGCCTACTCGGGCGCTCTAATCGCCGAGACTGACCCGCTGAAGGCTCAGCAGAACGCGCTAATCGCGCTCGGCTGGTCGGCTCAGTCCGCGCTAGGAACAGCAACGGCTGTCGATGGCTTTGGCCTGACGCCGACTACGCCCAGCAGCCTCGTCGCCAATCTGGCGCCTGGTGCGATCTATCAAGTCGCGGCGACTGAAGCGACGGTGTGGTCCTCGCTTCCGGCAAACTCAGCCAGCGTCGTCAAGCAAGGCTTGATGCTCGCGGTTGACCCGATCACGTTTACGCCGCCGACTGGCACAGGCTTCAGCCAGGCGTTTCTCGTTGAGGTGCAATACGCCGACCTCGATACGAACCCGGTGCTGCTGCCGTACTACAACGCCGCCAACCCGGCTCAGCCCTATAGCGGCCCAGGCGGCGGTGGCACATCACAGAACACGGCTCGGCTCGGCATCGTCGCCGTGCAGGTCAAGCCCGGCGTCGCGGTAAGCGGTACGCCGGTCATTCCGACGCCCGACGCAGGGTGGACCGGGCTGTACGTCGTGACGCTGGCGGCTGGCGCCACATCAGTGCTGTCTGGAAACATCGCCGTCTATTCCGGCGCGCCCTTCATCCCGGTCAAGCTGCCCGGGGTGCCGAGTGGTGTGCAGTCCGGCAAGTGGGTCTTCGCCTCGGCTACGGGTGCGAACGCTTATTCCGCGGCGTTCTCCCCGGCCTTGACGACCCGCACGGTCGGCATGGAGGTGATGGTCTACTTCGCTAGCCCGAACACGACGACGACCCCGACACTGAACGATGGGCTTGGTGCCGCTCCTCTCGTTAAGACGACGGGCGCCGCCCCTGCAGCCGGCGACATCTTCGGTTTCGTTCCGCTGGTTTGGGACGGAACGAACTACCGCAGCAATGGGCCGCTGGCCTCCGACATCAACCTCGCGATCAACTATCTCGGCCAGATCGACCTCCTCAGCAACGGCGCGATGGAGGTGAGCCAGCTCAACGGCGCGAACGCGGTCGCGAACGCCAACGGCTACATTCTCGACAACGTCCAGGTGCTGAAATCCGGGTCGCTGGCAGTCTCGGCACAGCAGGTCTCGGACGCCCCGGCCGGCTATTCCAAATCGCTCCAGGTGAGCGTCACCACGGCCTCCAGCGTCCTGGGCGCGAGCGATTACCTCACGGTGACGCTCCCGGTCGAAGGCGTGGATCTCGCCCGCCTCAACTTCGGCACCAACGCCGCCGCCCCGTTCTCGGTCGGGTTCTGGTTCAAGTCGAGCATCGCTGGCACGTTCTGCGTCGCGCCTCAGAACTTCGCGGCGGCGCGCTCCTACGTCGCCCCGTTCACCTACGCGACGGCGGGCGCTTGGCAGTGGGTTCCACTGGCGGGCCTCCCCGGTGACTTCGCCGGCTCCTGGGTATCGGGCGCCGCCGGATCGATGAAGCTCAACATAACCCTTGCGGCGGGCGCGAACTTCCAAGGAGCGTCCGGCGCATGGACGGCGGGGAACCTGCTGGCCAGCGCTGGACAGGTCAACGGCGCCGCAACGTCCGGTGCCACGTTCCAAATCGCTGGCGCGACGCTGTTGCCGGGCATGATCCTGCCGCCCGCAGCCAACGCCTACTTAGTGCGTCGGACATATCAGCAAGAATATCAGCGCTGCCTGCGATATTTGGAGACGGGCATCGGTGGTATGGCAGGTGCAGTTCCAGGCTTCACGTCGTTCGCCGGCTATAAGCATGCCTTCAAGGCATCAAAGCGCGTCGTCCCAGCTATTCTAAGCTACAGTTTCGATGGATCGAACTGTACGGCTTACAATCCAGGCCAGCAAGCGACGTGGGGATCATTGCCGACGACTTACACGACCGGAACGGTCGAAGTCGACGGCATCTACGTCAAGGCGAGCTTGAGCACGGCCAACGTCTCTTGGGCGTTTTATCTCTACTGGACCGTCGACGCGAGGATGTGATGAGCGTGACCTATACTCTCACACAGGATAACGCCCATGCGGTCCGTTCGTCTGACGGTGCGGTCATCCCGTGGAATGCAGACGGCGATCACCCGCTTGATGTAGGCGGTCTCGTTGACCGACAGTGGCAGGCGGATGGTTCGCCAAAATCGGAACCGTACGTAGCCCCGCCGCCCATATTCTCCGTCGACGCCGTTTTTTCCGAGTGTGCGCGGCGGATCTACGCTGTCGTCAGCGACAACGCTCAGAAAAACATGGCCGCCAACGCAGCGGCTGGGAACTTATCGTCTGCTGATATGACCAGTTTTAAGAATGGCTTGGCATGGATTGGGGCGATGCAGAACTCCTGCCGGAGTATGATCGCTTCCGAGGATGCGACCTATGCTGAGGACCAGCATTGGCCTGCGGTCCCCGCCGATGCTGCTGCCCTCGCCGAGCGGTTTTGATTGGGGATGAGGTTCGCCCTCGCTCTCCTGCTGCTTGCTTCTCCCGCCGCGGCCTTCGACGCCACTACATCTTGTCCCCTCGGCCGCCCTTCAGTCGGCAAGCCGATGGACGTGACGTGCTTCGGCGCGAAGATGGACGGGCAGACCGACGACACCGCGGCGGTGCAGGCCGCGATCTCGGCTGCTCAGGCATCCGGCGCCGGCGGCCAGGTCACGATCCCCGGCGGCGTGATCCGGCTCAGCGGCATCACCCTGCCGAGCAACATCGTCCTCTCCGGTGCGGGCGCCAACGCCACGGCGGTGTTCGCTGCCGATCCGAGCGGGGATGTGTTCACCGCCTCCGATCCGTCGAGCGTCGCCAACGTCGTCGTCGAGAAGCTGTCGATCTACGGCGCAGGCGGGGCTCGCCAGACCGGCGGACACTTCGTCCTGTTCCGCAACTGCTCGAACTGCCGGGTCTCCGACTTCCTGTTCTCGGGGGCCTACGTCGGCGCCGAGGTGACAGGATCGAACACCGTCAACGTCACGCTGGATCGCGGGCGCTCGGACGGCGCCGCGCTCTATCACTTCGTCGTCTCGGGCGGC